CCGCTGGGATGATCCCAGACCTTGCCCTAGTATTGAAGAGGTCTACGAGACCATAGAAAAGATCAGGCAGTTCGAGGATTCGATTCAGACCATATACCTGCCAGCAGAACACACAGGAGACTAACCGTGGCACATTTCGCAGAACTAGATCAAAACAACACTGTAATCCGAGTAGTAGTGGTAGACAATCGTGACACAGCCGATGCCAGTGGTATAGAACGCGAGCATATTGGACAGGCACATCTAGAAAAAATTCTAGGTGGTCGCTGGCTACAGACCAGCTATAATGGTAATTTTAGACGAAACTATGCTGGCACTGGCTACAGCTATCGAGCAGACATTGACGCATTTGTACCACCACAGCCATATGCCAGCTGGGTACTGGATCAAGGCACAGCACAGTGGCGTGCACCTGTGGCCCAGCCCGAAGACGGTCAACAGTATACTTGGGACGAATCTAGTGTGAGTTGGCAGCCACAAACTTAATCTGCCAGCAATTGTTACTACCATCAGCAAAGGTTAAAATAACATGGCAACTAAAATTACTAGTACCAATATAACTACCACTGGAGTCACAGCAGGTACCTATACCAATAGTACCATCACTGTTAATAGTCAGGGTCAAATCGTCAGTGCAGCCAGTGGTACTGGTGGTGAAGATTTATGTGACGAAACTGTTAAACAAAAATATAAAACAGCAAACTATAGCAGCATAGATTTTAATCAAACAGGTTATTGTGCTCTGCTAGAAGGTAAAATTTTTCCCCACTGGAGGGATCAATTAAGTTGTAAAAAATCACATAGAATTGTTTATGTTTATTATCATTGGTCAATTTAAAAGGATATAAAATGTTTGAACTATTAGGTGGCGGACTACTAGGCAGTATATTTGGTGGACTGTTTAGACTAGCTCCAGAAATACTAAAACACCTGGATAAGAAAAGCGAAAGGCTACACGAACTAAAAATGTTTACACTACAAACTGACTTAGAAAAGCAGCGTGGAGAGTTCAGAGTAGAAGAGCGCTATGTAGACTATTCCATACAGCAAGTAGATGCTATAAAAGAAGCATTTAAAGAGCAAGCTCAAACAGCTAAACAAGCAGGTGCTGTAGCTAGCTTTATTACAGCTGTAACTCGTCCAGGACTTACTTGGATAGCTTTTGGTGTATATGTAGCAGTAAAAGCAGCTGGTTTAACTATTGCATTTCAAACCGGAGCACCTTGGTCCGAAGTACTAACAAAGAGCTATGACGAAGATGATTTTGCTATGCTAAACATGATGCTTACTTTTTGGTTTGTTGGTCGCAGCATTGAAAAATATCATAAACAATGACTAATATCACAGAAGCTAAAAATCTAGCTAAAAATACACTGATAAAACCCTTTGAGGGGTTGGCCAGATTGTTACCAGACGGCAGAGTGGCAGCATACCCTGACCCAGGCACTCGTGGTCATCCTTGGACTATTGGTTGGGGAGCAACTGGTCCAGATATTAATCCTAGTACCATATGGACCCTAGAACAGTGTGAACTAGCACTGGATCATCACATAGACTATTTTATTAGCAACTTATTTAAACAGTCAAATACTCTACCACTGGCACTGCCCAGACGTATAGCTGCGGTAATAAGCTGGACATATAATTGTGGTTTAGGTAATTATAGAATTAGTACTTTTAAAAAACGTATTGACAGCCAAGATTGGCAAGGAGCTAGCGAAGAATGCTTAAAATGGAATAAAGCTGCGGGCAGAGTACTACCAGGACTTACTAGACGTAGATTAGCGGAGTCTATATTATTAAAATAAGGAATCAATCATGGCAAAAACTAGTAAGAAGTTACGCAATGTTGAGGTTCAAGACGGTGTAGTTCAAACTTTAAGTGAATTTAATCATATTAAACCTTTAAACTATATACAAGAAACTTACTTACAAGCAATACATGATAATCTTATTATTTTTGGCATAGGCAGTGCAGGCACAGGCAAAACCTTTATAAGTGCTAACTATGCCAGTCATGAAATCTTTAGTCGCAGAATTAACCAGATCATAATAACTAGACCTTGCATAGAAGTAGGCAGAAGTTTAGGATATCTGCCAGGCACACTTCAAGAAAAATACAGCGCCTATCTAGAACCATTTGACAGTGCTTTTAAGCATAGCTTAGGAGATAGTTTTTATAAGTATTTAATCACTAAGGGACAAATAGTAGCAAAACCTTTGACTTATATGCGTGGTGTTACTTTTGAAAATTGCATAGTGTTATTGGATGAAGGTCAAAATTGTACCAAGCATGAATTAAAAATGATACTAAGCCGTATAGGTAAAAACTGTAAAATGATAATCAGCGGTGATCCTAATCAAAGTGATATTAGTAACAGTGGGCTAGCAGATGCTGCTAAAAGATTAGAACATATTAAAGGTGTTGAAGTTGTTAGATTTACAGACAATGATATAGTACGCAGTGAATTATGTAAACAAATAATATTAGCTTATAAGGATTAAGTATGGCTAAAAGTTATAAACCTACTAGTGGCATGGCTACTGCAGCTAGACGTGCACTCAAGTGGAAAAGCGAAGGCAAACCTGGCGGCACCCTAGTAGGCTTAGCCAGAGCCAATCAATTAAAAGACCGTGACCCCCTCAGTGCAAGTGTAGTACTACGTATGTACAGTTTTTTTAGTCGCCATGAAGTAGACAAACGCGCCACGGGATTTTTCAGTGGTCAGGAGGGCTTTCCTAGTAAAGGTCGTGTAGCTTGGGATTTGTGGGGTGGAGACGGTGGATATACCTGGAGCACACAAAAACGTGATCAGATTATGCGCGAACGTGAAGCTAAAGCTCTGCAACTGGTAAAACTAGCACAAAAAGGTATAGTGTCACATACTGATAGAATGATAATTGCTCAAGTACTAGAAGATTATGCAAACAATAATATCAGTGAAGACATAGAAGCATTTGGTCAATTTATGTATCATGCTGAACTGTTACGTAATGATCACTTAGATGTATACCTATTTGACCTGCACATGGTAGAACAACCATATCGTGACATATTAATAGATGTATTTGGTCAATTGCATGATATGGGCGAACCAGACGATGAAGATAGTACCGAAGATACGCCACTATAAAACAAAAAGCCCGCTTACGCGGGCTTTTTTTATACTATCTCACAACCAGTAGCACTGCAAGCTAGTGTTTGTGCTCCATCTTGATTATCAGTTTCTTCTAGTAGTAAGTTCCAATCAATCTTTTCTGGTATTAAGTTATTTATAGTGTTATATGTGTCTACATCACACTCTTCATAAGGAGCTTGTCTATATGTTCCGCCGTCATACGGCAAAAAAGACACTCCACTCATTTGATCAAAGTGTTTCCAGACAAAACCTCCTACCTCAGGCCACTCACTCTCTTTAACAGACACAGTAATACTGGGTTTATGTTCACAGTAGTGTTTTTGATATATTAGCCAGAGTTTTAGGTGGTCTAGCGCACAGAGGTCTTGTCGCAACAAACTACTCTGTGGAGCAGCTTTAGCAAAACTAAATACTACCGTGGTATCTGGCTTCATTACACAAGGTTCGCTGGGAACTCCCTGTGAAATCATAAACTTAGTTAGCGGATCTTTTATATCACCACGAATTCTACGAATATAGTATTTGCTATGTCTAGGATGTAGTCCGCTGGCACTGTCTGTTAATTGCGAAGTTGTTCCTTCTGGTTTAATGGCTGTAACTGCAGCAGACTGTGTAATTTGCAACTGTTTAGCAAGCTCCTTGTTTTTGTCTATAACGCACTGCTTTAGAACTTCTAGTCTACTAGGTAGTTCTGGGTCATTGGGATCATTTAGCAGTTTGTTATCTAAAATGCCTGTCATGGATACGCCCAATAATCCTTCAGACTCAGTGTTTTCTTGCCAGATTTTTCTTAGGTATGGAAAGTGTGTTAGCGTAGATTGCCAGGTGCCTAGTATGGTAGCTAGTTCAAGTTTTGTTTTCAGTGTTTCTAGGCTATCACTGGCTCTGACAATAATAGTGCTAAGGTTGCAAAATTGATAGGGTCGTAGTATAATTTCGCTGCAAGGATTAGTACCAAATTCTGCTGTGCTGTCTCTGCGACCATTTTGACTGGCTATTTTTTGTGCTGCTTGCCTGTTAAATATACCTCGTTCACCACTTTTAGATTCATAGAGACTGAGCCACTCCTGCATGAACACGCCCACATCAGGCCGTTCAGTATAGCACGCACTGTTATTTGCTAGTGCTCGTTGAGCATTTTGTTCCCACCAGGCACCACTTTTAGCATGACGCATACGATCGTCACTTAGATTGCTCAGTGAAATCATAGCACTGCGTCTTACTCCGCCTACTACTACTACTTCACCTATTTTACACATTATGTCATGGCACTCAATTGAGGTTAGTTTTCTGCCTTGAGCACCTTTAAATGTTTTAGTTACAAATTTAAATAAGTCTTCTAGTGGGCCTGGACCACTGGCACGACCACCAAAAGTTTTTAGTCTAGTACCAGCAGGCCTAACCTCACTTAAATTCCACCTGGGAGCTTCGCCACTGTATAGTAGTGCAATTACCTGACGCAATGCTTTAGCCCAGCCTTCTTTGCTGTCGTCTACAACCACAGTAGTTTTAGAATCGTATATTTTATCTGGAATTTCTGGTAGTTTATTTACATACTGTCTTTCAACACTAAAACCTACTCCTGTACCGCACAGCAGAATAAACATAGCTTCATCAAAAGCTTTGGGATCATCTACAGGTAAGTATGAACAGTTATATCCTGCCGTATTGTCTCGATATAGTGCCGGACCCGCAGTCATAATTGCTCGCATACTAGGCAGTACTTCTTTAAGAATAACAGCTTGTTTTAGTTGACCAAGTATGTCGCTACCTACTTGATAGTTATACTTTGTACTTAGGTGATCTGTTATAAATGTAAAATATCTTTCTACTGTTTCCGGCCAGTTTTCTCTGCGCTGTTCAGTTTCTAAATATCTGGCGTATCTAGATTTAGCTATAAAGGTTTCATAAACTGTGTCTTGCATTTAAACTCCTGTGCTTCCAAAACCGCCAGTACCTCGTGGTGTATCATTCCAACTATCAACAAATTCGCATAAAATGATAGGCATAACCACTAGTTGTGCTATTCTTTGTCCGGCTTCTACTGTGTAGGTTTTACTGCTGGTATTTTTTAGTGCTACTTTTATTGTGCCACGATAATCGCTGTCAATAACGCCCACACCATTTACTAGTGTAATGCCTTGTAGGGCTTGTCCTGATCTATTAAAAATAAAACCTGCATAATTTACAGGTATTTTTACTGCAACCCCTGTATCTAGAAGTTTTATACTGTTAGTTTCTAGTTCTACTTTTTCAATACTGCGTAGATCAGCACCAGCGTCTGTGGGATTTGCACGATGTGGTAGATAGCTTGCGTTTTTTACTAAGCAGGGTATTTTCATTTTAAATTCTCTAAAATATTATTAATAGTTTTACAGTTATTTGGACCTAGTGCCGTACCACAGTAGGTTACTAGATCTATTAATTGAGCATTTAATTCCAGTTGATTTTTACTAGAATTAAGTGCTTCTATGTATTTATATTTTCCAGCTAGGGGGATACTAGAAATAATATCCCAAATGGTTCCATAGTTATTTACTAAATCTTGAGCACGTTTAGGTCCAATACCTGAAACTCCAGGAATGTTATCACCACTGTCACCAGTTAAGCACTTGATATCTAACAGTTGTTCTGGATTAAAACTATAGTGTTCATGCCAGTTTTGCCACGTAGTTTCTTTGCGAGTAACATAGCTAAATCTATTTACTTGTGGAGTAATTAATAAATCTAAGTCTTTATCACTAGATATAATCCAGATTTCGTTATTTTTATGTTTTTTACTGACTATATAAGCAATAATATCATCTGCCTCTACTCCACTAAATTGTAGTACAGTATAGTGTGATTTTAATTCTTCTAAAACTTCACTGAACTCTTGAAAAAACTGTTCAAATTCCAACTTTTCCACATCAGTTTGAGATTCAAATTTATCTTTGCGATTTTGTTTATAGAGTGGTTATAAGGTTTTTCTATATGAGCTGGATCCTTGATCTGCAGCTATAATTACATTTCCAGCTTGATAACTAGTAGCTAAGCTTTCTACAGTTTTAATATACTGACTAACAAAGTTTGTTGTTTTATTGTGATAAAATCTAAATGCTAGATTAAGAGCATCTACTATCATCAGCGTTTTATTAAATTGTTTGAATGGTTTCATAGTAACTATATTATATCACTATTAATAGTATTTGTCAATCTAGGATTTCTTTTCGCTGAAAAGCTGCAGTAAATTTATAAATATATTAATAAAATATGAATATCAATTAATGTTATTTATACAAATGTATAATAAATTAAAAATTTTAAAAATTAAAATAATAATAATAATGAAGATAATAATCAAAATAATAATAATGATGATAATAATCAAAATAAAAATAA